TTAGGAAAGGTAAACCACATGAATGTGTTTGGTAAATTTGTTGATATCCAAGCCGCATTACTAAATGATACTACTACTAATAGTAGCTGGATTCAAGCAATACCAGTTGGCAAGTGGAAACTAGGTGATACAGTCCTAGATTTTACAAAGGAAAGACTACAAGGCTTTGCCGATAAAATTAATAAAAATGTACGTGGCATTGATCTAGCTGTAGATTATGACCATCAGATAGGAATCGCCGCTGGCTGGTTTAATGAAGCAAAAGTTGAAGATGACGGCCTGTACATTAAGGTTGATTGGACAGACGGCGCAGCAGCTAAAATAAGAGCAGGTGAATATAGATACTTCTCACCTGAAATTCTCTTTAAATGGCAACATCCAGTAACCAAGATTGACTATACAGATGTTATTAGCGGTGGCGCTGTAACGAACAAACCATTTCTAAAAGGTATTAAACCCCTAGAGTTGCACGATGAAAGGAAAATTATGAACAGAGCACAACTTGAGGCACTAGCTGTAAAGCTTGGAATTAAGTTTGACAAGGAAATTACTGATGATGATTTGGCTGACGCACTAGCTAAATTTGAGCCAGAAGACGCATCTAATTCAAACGACGATAATGTCGATGAAGATGAAGATGAAGATGATGCGGATGTAGATGAAGATGATACAGACAGCGATGATCCAGATGGCATCGCACAACTAAGCGAATCGAATCCAGCAGTTAAAGCGCTAGTACAACGGCTTAACGAGCAGGATTCTATGCTTAAGGCTATTCAAGCCACCGCACGTAGGGCTGACGTAAAACTCGCTCTTGCTGAATTTAATACTGACCAAGTGCTACTTTCTGAAAGTGCTACGACAAGGCTTGGTAAGTTTATGGTTAAGCTTTCAGAGTCTTTGGGTAAAGAGTTTAAGGCCATCATTCAGAGCTTTATGGATGGTAGCGCTGTAGTTCAGCTTGGAGAAAGTTCAGCAGCGAACAATTCAATTAATCTTGGTGGTAAGTCCGCCTTTGAAGTGATGGAGGCTGAAGTTACTAAGCTCCAAGAAGCTAATAAGGATATGGACTATACTACAGCTATGGTTCAGGTAACCAGAGAGAACCCATCATTGTTTGCCGAATACCAAAAAGAAATGAACGGAGTTTAATATGCATGAAATTCTAAGTATGTCACTTATATCTGAAACAGCTATTACGAAAGGTAGACTTGTAGCACTTGGAACAGCGGATAATACCTGTACTGCTGTTACGGCGCAAGGCCAAGCTGTTTTTGGTATAGTAAATGAAGAAGTCACTGCTAGTAACGTTACTAATGGTAGGCACGTAAAAGTAACTATTGCAGGTGTGGTCAAAGCTAAAGCCGGTGCTGCTATTGCAATTGGTGACTTTTTGACTACAACCGCCACTGGTACTGTAGAACCTGCGACTACGGGTGACTACATTTGTGGTCAAGCTATTATGGGTGCGGCTAACGGTGATATTTTTAGTATGAACTTTATTCCAGCACCAGTTATTTCGGCCTAGAAAGGAAATTTTAAATGGCAGTTTATGATCCAGCAGGTGGCGGAAACGCACACATTGATCAGGTACTTACGCAAGTAAGTCTTAAATATACAAATGAACCACACATTGGTGAGGAACTAGTACCTAGCGTACCAGTTTCACAGCAAAGTGATAAGTATTATGAGTTTGGCCGTGAGAATTGGCAGTTGGACCCAGTTAGCTCAATTAGAGCACCTGGTACACCAGCCGCTGAAATTGGCGGACGTACTCTATCTTTGCATACATACTTCTGTGTGGAACATGCATATAAGACTGCTGTAACTGAGGAAGAAGTCCAAAACTCAGATACACCACTCCAACCAAAAGCCGATGCCACTGAAGATTTGACTGACAAGCATATGCTTAGTCAGGAAATTGAAGTTTATACAGATCTTACTACAGCAGCTAACTTTAATGCTAATAATACTGTAACTTTGGCTGGTACGGATCAGTGGTCAGATTTAGTCAACTCAAATCCAATTGCGGATATGAAGACTGGTCGGGATGCTATCCATGCTAGTATCTTTAGGCGTCCAAATAAAACTGTAATTCCTTATCAAGTAATGTCACAGATTGAAGATCATCCAGATCTGATTGAACGCATTAAATACTCAGAACGAGGAATCCTTAACTCTACTATTATGGAGGCACTTTTCCAAACTGGTAAGGTGCTAATTCCTGGTGCTGGTTTCAATTCAGCCAACCCCGGCCAAGCAGATACGTTTGGTTATATTTGGGGTAAGGATGTTGTAATGGCATTTGTAAATTCCAAGGCCAAGATCAAGCAACTTTCAACCGCTTATAAGTTTAAGTGGCGTTACCCTAGTGGTCAAACTCGTATTGTGGATGGTTGGTACGATAAGGACCGCAAGTCAGATATTGTACGTATCCAAGAACGCTGGGATATGAAGCGAGTTGCAGTAGATGATGCAGGCTTGCATATTGCAGGTTACCTAATTAAGGATGCGATAGCCTAATGACTAAGCGTCTAGTCGCTCAAAGTACAATTAAATTTGGTATGGGTGAAAGGGATAAGTCAGAAATTACTGACAGGGGTGACATCTTTGATCCAGCAGGTAAACCACGAGATCAGGTAAGGCGACTGATTAAAATTGGTGCACTTAAGGTTGTGGACTTCCCAGATGAGAAATCACCACAATCAGAAAAGAAAAAGAAAGGGAAAAGCAGCCAGAAGGTAAAAGAAGAAGAAGAAGAAGAAGTAGAGCAAGAAGAAGCAGAGGTAGAAGAAGTAGAGTTACAAGATAAGGATGACGATTAAAGATGGCTATTGAGTTAGTTCAGGCAGACGTACAGGCATATTTGCATAATACTAAATATAGACTAGGTAAGCTTGAAGATGAATTGACAAGCTTTTCTGTTAACTATATAACTGGTAAAGTGCGTTCAAAATATGATATTTCTGGTTGGACTGACGCCACAAATACACCCCCTTTAATCCTTAACTTGATGAATATCTGGTATGCAAATCTGTACCTACGGCTGAAATCCTCAGAGGAAGACGGCTTTACTAAATATGCAGATTTTTTAGTTGGGTTGGTTAATGACCAATGCCAAGCAATCGTTGATGGTGATGTAAGTTTGGAAGGCCAACTTACCGATCCAAATTCAGCTGTAGGTGCAGAACCAGAGTTTTTTCCAACAAATGCAGCAACTACCATATGGCAAGAAGATCACAATGCCGATGGAAGTTCAGGCGCAGTTGGAGCGGCTACACAAGCATTTACAATGCAAATGGAGTTTTAATGGCTCAAGCTAGATTAATTTATTTTGAATGGCATCCAGAGCCACTTGATAGGGGCCAAGCTTTAAAACGAGTAGCTAATGAATTACGTAGAACGAAAGTTCCAATTGCTAATTCAATAGTTAATGTAATGGTCCCATCAATAACAGAGAACTTTAAGAGTCGTGGGCGGCCAGGATGGAAACCACTAGCAGCTAGGACAGTTGCGCTTAAAGGTAATGATAGACCGCTTGTAGATACCGGTAAACTAATGAAATCTGTTACCGGTATAGATGCTTGGAATATAGATGATGGTGAAGCATCTTTAACAGGTAAACCACATTACGGTCCACTACACAATACCGGATTCTTTAATGTTAGGTATAAAGTTAACGTGCCTGCTAGGGTTTGGGCTATGTATCACGATCAGGATATAGATAATGTGGTAGAGGAATTTGTCGATTGGATGGAGGGAGTGTTTAACCGTGAGTACAACTAAAAAGGCATCAGAAGTAGCCATCCACATACAGGATCTGATAGATGGTGTTAGAACTGACTACGGTATCGAAGGTGTGTATTACGGAGATATTGCACAGATAGTAGATTCCGTATGTGTTTGTGTGGAACCAGCAAATAAAATAATCGAAAGAATCAATACCGGTTTACAGTCTAATGTGGAAATGCGGATTGCAATTATTGTTTATGTTTCTAGTGATGATGGAGCGGAAAATGTCCAATCAAGGGCTGATTCACTTTGTGAAGACCTAGAATCATATATCAATATGAAAGCAGCACCACAGACAAACTTTAACCTAGAGGGTAACAAACTAGGCGGTCTAATTATAGACGGAATGATAACAGAAGTTAATTATGATTACAGGCTACCAGGGGGACAAATAACTAGGGCGAATCGAATGATATTTACTTGCTTATCCAGGGTAGGAGTAGTATAATGGGACAACTAACAGTTAATTTAACTAATGTGGCAAAAGGCAAAAAAGTAGATTTACCAACTCTACGTAAATACGGTCCATTTAAAGATCCTTTTTTAAATGGTCAAGTATATGAAATTCCTAATATGGACATGGACTTAGTTATTGGTAGTGAACTTGAAGGTCAAACAATTGAAAGTACATTCACAGATATAAAGGATGATTAGATATGCCATTAGGTATCGGTGCTGCTGGTGTCGTTGGTATTGGTTTTGAGGCTTTAGCCACACCAAATACTTATGTAACACCAATCAAATTTATTCCTATTGAGAACGAAAGCCTTAAATACAATCCGACGGATGTAGAACGTAGGCCGCTGCAAGCTAGTGCAGATATTATTAATATAAAACTTGGTCATGGTTCTGTTGAAGGCGATATCAAGTTTGCTGTATACCATGATGTACTAGCTTACTTTTTGTATGCATCCAGAGCCATTGTTACTAAGGCTGGTGCTGGTCCTTATACTTATACTGCTGTTGGTTCTCATGGAGCTACTGCTTCATATACATTGTCTATTACTGTTGAGCGTAATGGTGTTGTATATGCTTACACTGGCTGTGTTGTGGGTAAGACATCGTATGCTCTTGAAAACGGTATTCTTATGTGTACCGCTTCAATTGTTGGGCAAGGTCAGTCTACGCAAGCTTCACCAGTAGAAGCTTATACATCAACTGATAATGAATTTTCTGCTGGCCAATACGCAATTGAATATGATGATGTTGTTGTAACAGATGTTGACGAGTTCACAATTAATATCGATGATGCGGCTCAACCATTGCATCGTGTTACGAACACTAGAGATGCCAGTGCTATCGCTTTTGGGGCTAGGACTGTTGAGATTAGTTTGTCAAGAGATTTTGAAAATAAAGCAGAGTACAATCTTTTCCTGGCAGGCACAGCCCAAAAACTAGAATTTATTGCTACTAACGGCACAAACGTACTTACGTTCTTGTCACCAGTTACAAAGATTAGCACTCATGAAGTCCCATTGTCCGGGGCTACTGATCTAGTAAGGGCGTCTATTAATTATAAGAGTGTGCATGACGCAGTATTAAGTTCAGCTTATAGTCTTGAAATTACTACAGATGAAGATATAACTGTACCAGTCTAAAAAGTTTATATATTTTAAATAAGAAACGGAACTATAATGGTAATTGCTAGCGTAAATACGGACACTCAACGCTTTGAGTTGGAGTCAGTAGAAGGTGGTTGGGTTGAACTTAAGGAATTTGGTTATGGTCAATCCCAACGCCGATTCTCTGAACTAACTAATATGAAGGGTAGTTTCGGTGATAATGCTAAGTCTGAAGATAGGTCACTTGAAATTGGTATGCTTCAGGATAAAGCGGCTGAATTTGATTTTCGGCATTGTATTGTCGACCATAATTTGGAGTATTTAGATTCACAAGGTCAAGTCAGGAAGTTTAATTTTAAAGGGAAACACTCACTTGAGAATCTAAAGGCATCCATTGGGGAAGAAATCAGCGGACTTATTGAAAATATAAATATTATTGACACTGAAGGAGCAGATGGCAAGGGAAACTAGCAGACCGCATACAAAAGGCGGTCCTTTACCAGAATAATAAAACGGATTATGAAGTAACTTTTTTTATAGAGTTATATTACTTATGCAAAGAATTCAATTCCTTACCAACATCAGGTGGAGTATTAGATCAGCCAACATCTATTATAAATGGTTTATTACATGTAATGTCTGCCTTAAAAATTAAGTATGACAGAGATAATCCACCCGAAGGGAATAAAAGGTAAGTAATGGCACTATCAACTAGAGAGTTATTATTAGTTCTAAAAGCTAGAGATGAAATGTCTGCTATAATAGATAAAAATTCAGCAGCATTACAACGTATGGGAGCCATAGGGGAAACTACATCTAGGGCTATGGCAATAGGTACTGGTTTGGTTGCTACTGGTACGGCTCTAAAAAACCTTGGGCGTGTGGCATTAGACTTTGGCCAGGATTCATTAGATGCAGCTAAAATGGCACAATCGGCCCATTCTCTAATTGCCACACAAGCACAGAACTTAAATCTAGTTGGTAAAGATATTGCCGCCATGATAGAGCAAGTTGGTCGTGCTAGAGCCGTACCATTAGATGATCTTAGAAGCTCCCTATTTGAGATCCTTTCTACAGTAGAAACAGATGTACCGGGCGCAATTGAAATCCTTGATGCTTTGGGTATTGCTGGTGTGGCCGCTCAAACAGGATCGACGGCATTTGCCGGTGCTGGTACTGCATCCCTAAATGCTTTTGGCTTAGAAGCTGGAGATACACTTAGGGTTCTTGATGCAATGTTTAGAGCAGTTGAACAAGGGCAAGGTAGTTATGATAACTTCGCCGCTGGTTTCGCTTCAGCTATTCCGTCCGCACAAGCATTCAATCAGACTATGGAAGATACATTTGCGGCTGTAGCACTTGTTACTAAAGCAACTGGTCTAACTGAAGCTGAAGCTGGTACAGCAGTAGCACGTGCATTTGACCTATTTAAGAAAACAGACATACGTAAAAACTTGGCCGAGCTTGGTGTTCAGGTAGTTGATAGCCAAGGCGACTTTAGAAGTATTGTAAGCGTATTGGGAGAGCTACAAGGCGCACTAGGTGGTTTAAGTCCCGCTGCTAGAGAAGCCGCACTAGAAGATATTTTTGGTGCTAATATTCGAGCCTTTAGGTTCTTGAATCCTACAATTGAAAACTTAGAGCTATTTAACTCTGTAGTTAAAGAAGTCAATGCTGGCCTTGATGAAGGTAGCGGTATTTTAGGTGCTTATGCAATAGTAAGTAGAGATGCAGCAGCAGCCGAACAACAGTTCCAAAATAACTTACAACTAGTTAAAGAGCAAGTGGGCGCTGTATTATTGCCGGCTTATGTACAGTTACTAGAGATTGGTAATAGACTTATAGGAATGTGGGAGGGACTGTCAGAGTCCACACAAGAAACCATTATTAAGTTTGTTATGATTGTATCTACAGTAGCTGTTGTGGTCGGTACCATAATGACATTTGTAGGCGGCTTGTTACTAGCTAAAGCTATGTTAGCTTTCTTTGGCGTAACTTTAGGTGCTGTTATTGCTACTGCTGGTGTGGCCTTATTAGTGTTTGCCGCAATAGCAGCAGCAGCATATTTAATATATGCCAATTGGGATACAGTAGGTCCAATATTTCATAGTGTAAAAGATGCAGTTATAGCTTTCGGTCAAGCAGCTTGGTTGTGGATACGTGAAACAGCCATTCCCGCTCTACAAGAATTTGCCGCCAAGGTTGCTGAAATAGCCGAAATTGTATGGGCATTTGTTACTGGTACTATTGTTCCATTTGTGGCTGAAGTCATAGCTAAGATCATGGAACTTAAAGACGGAATTTTATCTGCCGTTGATTTTATTCTAGCCAAGTGGGACGAGTTTGTAGCTTGGTTAAATGAAAATATATTGCCTGGTTTATTGACAGTAATAGAAACAATAAAGATTGAATTTAACTCACTCAAAGAAGCATTCAACCAATCTTCTACAGAAATATCTGCTATTTTAACTTGGCTGAAGGATGTCTTTGTATTAGCTTTTGATTTTATACTTATTTACATGCAGTTTGCATGGGAAGGTATTAAATTAGTATTTAGTATAGGTATGCTAGTTATTACTGATGTATGGGTTATTGCTTGGAATTTTATTAGTGATTATGTTGTTATTATATGGAATCTAATAACCGGTTTGTTAGATGGTGCCATTAAGATAATTTCAAATATAATTAAATTAGGCTTAGCTCTTATTCGTGGTGATTGGGGTGCGGCTTGGGATGCTATTAAAGGTATAGCCGCTGGTGCTTGGACAACAATAACAGCCATAATTAGAGCTGGCTGGGAACTGGTAAAACTTACATTCCGTACAGCAATAGCAATAGTTAAAGTTGTATTTACTCTCCTATGGGAATCCCTTAAACTTACATTAAGTACAGCCTGGACAGCAATGAAAGAAAGTACTTCCTCTGGATGGGAGTCTGTTAAAGAGTTCTTCAGACTTGGTAAGACATTTATTGAAAACCTATTCAGTAATGCTAGTACACTTCTAAAAAATGCTGGTAGAGATATTATTAGCGGGCTTTGGAATGGAGCTAAAGAGGTTTGGGAAAGGATGAAGGGTTGGTTAACAGGTATAGGTAATATCATTACCAGTATTAAAGGTCCACCAGAAAAAGATAAAGTGCTACTAGTTAATAACGGTAGGCTTATTATGAAGGGATTTCATAAAGGTCTATCTGATGGTTGGAGTGATGTTGAGCGCTACCTTTCAAACTTACCAATAGAACAACAAATGCATTTTGGTGTTGCTGCTAGATCCAACGTTAGTATTGACCATATGCTTAGATCAGATGACGATGCCAAGACTGATGGTCTAATAGATGCTATACGTGAACTAAGCGCTAAGGTATCAGAGATGGAATCTGGCGTTAATGTTGATGGCGATCTATTGCTTACTAAGGTCGGTGGTAAAGGCACTGAAGATGACGATGACGATCTATGGGATAAAATAGAAAGATCTGGTATGTAATGGCTTTAGGAGACCTAGTTGTCGGTCCTTTTGTTTTTGAATTTAATGGCCTAGCTATAGGTGCGGATACAGATTATCTTGTTACAAAAATCAAAAATTTGATAGGCTACACATCAAATTCTTCATCAAGTCCGACCTTTGGTAGGCATGGTTCATCTAGCGAAAGAATCTATGCAGAACAAAAAGATGTTATTATAGATGGGGATTTTTTAACATCTAACGATACTGATTATCAAACTAAACGTAGGCAATTAGCGTCGGCTTTTGCTCCTACTGTAGCACCTATTGATAGGCAATATTTAGTTTATCAATTACCGGATACAGGGTCGACTAAAATTGCTATGTCTTGTGCTGCTGTAGGGTTAATACTGCCAATAGACCCTATGCATGCTATAGGCCATGCTACATTTAAGATTAAATTAGAGGTTACTGATCCAGTATTATATACACTCACTGAAACATCCACTATGTTTACTATGCCGTCAAGTTCTGAAATTATTACTAATAACGGCAATGCAAAAAGTAAATGGTCTGCAACTTTAGTTGGTCCTTGTAGTTCCCCAATTATTACAAATGACGATACTGGTCAAAGCATATCATTTTCTAAATTGGATCTAGGTGGTAGTGACACTTTAGTTTATGATTCTGATACAAGTACAGTTAAAGTAAATGGCGCATCAGTTAGCGGTTTGCTTGACATAGGTTTTGAATGGTTTGATCTTGCTGTTGGGGATAATAATATTAGTTTCTTAGGCCAAGACGCAGGCTCAGCTTCATTTACAATTACCCACCGAGACGCATTTTGGATACAATAATATGGCTACACCTTACTTAACAACTCGCCCACCTAAAAGCACTCAGTTTCTAACAACTAGAAGGGACGAACCCTCTGGTGCAATTGTAATACATACAGCAGAAAATCACACAGACTTAGTTTTACCTGATTCAGGCGCTGAAGGTGTAGCTAGATTTATATCTAATAGGTTGAATCCTGGCTGCTACCATTCATGTGCCGATTCTGATTCTTGGATTAAAATTGCCGATTATAACTGGCAGGTATTTGGTGAGGCTACTGGCGGCAATAAATTTGCCTTACATGCTTCTGTTGCCTGTACATCATCTCAGTGGGGGCAACTTCTAAAATATGATTGGGGCTGGCGTGCAATTGGAAACCTAGCCCTTGCTATAGAAGATAAAATTGAATTTTTAAAAAACGAACATGGAATTATTGTTCCTATACGTAGAATTAATAGGCAACAATACTATAATAGGGAACCTGGATTTATTAGTCATAAAGAAATAGATCCAGCAAGACGGTCTGATCCAGGAAAAGATTTTCCATGGAGCGCACTTTTCAATAGATTAAATACGGGGACAATTAAAAGGATAAAAATAGTGTCTGGTATCAATTACAACGAATATACAAAGCAAATTCAAGACGAGCTTATTAAATTAGGTTTTGATGTTGGCCCATCTTTGGCTGATGGTAAGCTTGGTAGCGATACACATAGTGGTTTTAATGCATTAGTAGAGGCATATAAAAAGTTACGCTATGCACCACCGCAACCACCACAACCAGTACCAACAATAGTAGATGCGGCCGCTAGAGACTTTATAGATAGTCTTAATAAACTATCTGAATCATTAAATAAATGAGCACGCAGTTTACTCCATCTGATAGTGCATCTCAATTTAAAACTTGGATGCGTAATGTAGAGTCAAGGCTTGAGAATTTAGAAAGTAGAACCTATACTCAACCTGGTGGCTCTCTTACATTAAAAACTTCCAAGAACGAAACGGTGGTAGAAGTATCGCCTACAGAGGGTTGGATATATCCAAAGCCACAAGTCACTTTTACTTCTGCTAAACCACTTACAACAACGTCAGCTACATTTGAAGACTTGTGGAAGGTATGTGCAATAGCCACGGCTAAAATTCTAGTTGTAAAATGTTCTATAACTGCTGGCGCAACCACAAAGGGTAGAGTCCGACTTAAATTTGGTAATTTTGTTACCGGTGAAATTGGTGCTGATTCTGAAACGAAGTCGGCTTTGTTTGTGTGGGACTTACGAGAATTAATCGAATTGAATTTAATAAGCCCATTAGTTGTGCAAGGAATACGTGAAGAAGGTGTAGGGGATATTGAAATTACTGCACCTGACTTCGCATATTTTATACATGAAGCCAATGACGCATCTCCCACTGGTATACCATTAGGTTAGGAAATTAATTGACTGAACTTAGCTCATACACATTTCTTACTACTAACCTTTTGACTGGTGAAATTATTTCGGAAGTTGAACTATCATCTTGGCGTTTCAAAGACATATATAATGCTGTCGGTGGAGGTAACGCAACAGCTAGAATAGATGCGCCCACAACTACAGAGAAAAACTTTCTGGATTGGGGGTCTGCATTGTGGGCAGTTAAAGATGGTGTAATTGTTAACGGAGCTTTAATTGGTAAAATACAAAGGCGTGCCAATTCAAGAGTCTTAACAATACCTCTATTAGGATTTATGGAGTATTTCCAACATAGATTCTTACGTAGTAATCAGGGTATGAGTTATGCTACACATGTGGATAGACTGATTAAATGGGATAAAGTAGAGCAGTTCTGCGTATTTAGTGATTTAATAAACCATGCTCAATCTTATACAGATGGCAATATTGGTGTAAATGTTACTTGGGATACTGTATCAGATGTTCTTGTAACGTCCAGTAGGTACGATTATACATATAAAAGAGTGGCTGTAGCCATACAAGAACTAGTCGAGCGGGAACCTGGTTTCCAGTATAGGTATGTTTATGGTGAATCTGGTAACAAGCCAATAGTAAATTTCCATCTGACTTACCCATCACATCAGCAATCTCAAGAAGCATTAATATTTGTACCAGAGGAAACTAGGGTAGAAACTATAAATGTTATTAATGCTTT